TTTATACAACTTAATTAAACTTCCCTTTATGGGGTCCGCTTTCCCCTATATTAATTAGACAGCTAGGGTGTTCCAATCAGTTATTGCCATTCTTCTCTGTACTATATCTCTATACTTTTCTTCTAATTGGAATCTAGGATCGTTCCTCTCCTTCTTAAACTCTCGCTGATTAGCATAAGGTAAAATACCTGTTTGGCTAGCAGAAACTTGTGTCAGGTTAGGGTTAGCCTTAGGCTCCCCTGCCTTCTGACTAGTAACTGCACCATCATACATAGATGCGAGACCACGAAGCGTAACTTCGTATGTCGAAGATGACAATCCTATATTAACACCCTGCATATCACTCTCTGATAAATTCTTAGAGGCCCACTTAAAGATTTTATCCATCCTGTCAGGACCGCCAACTACGTTAGCAGCCTTAGAATAGCTTTCTCTAAGCCTAGCCTTTTGTGCCAATACATAATCATCAAGCATTCTGTCAGAAAAACCAGTACGTTGTTTTATATCGTCTCTGGTTAAGTCGCTGAACTCACCCTTTGCGGCAAACTCCATGCCCCAAGATTCGTAGGTGGCTTCATCAACACCACTAACTTCCGGGGATTGCTCCGCTTCCGGTGTTTCTACGGGAAGTGGAATCCTTAACTCGTTTGTTAGTGTAGGCTCAACAGGAGCCTTCACTTCTTCAACAGCTGGGAGTTGAGTCTTAAGGTCTGAAATCTCTTGTCTTGCTTGTGTATACTGCTTCTGAGCCTCCTTAAGACTATCAAACCAAGCTCCAGCATCTTCAAAGTTTTCTGGAACCTTTTCATCACTAGTTTCAATGTGAGTAGAAAATGCTAACTTCTCTTGCTCGTGCTGTATCTCTTCTGGTGATTTTTCAACCTTTGTTTCTAATGTAGTTTCGCCTTCATTACCTAATGGATTATCGTTTGTCATTTAGTTCTCCTTTTCAGATTGTTCCCCCCCGATGAGAGAGTCTGATTATCGGTATACCATATACTGAATCATACCCGCAACAGCTGCACTAATAAACATTGCAGCTATATAAACTTTAGTATGAACAACAGTTAATCGTTGTTCAATTCTTTGTAATCTTTTATCTAACCTATCGAGTCTCATATTACTACGTTCGAGTTCATGTACTACTAACTTCTTATATGAATCCCAACCGTTAGTGTCCATATTAACGACCCGGCTTTGTTCTAAGAGCTTTACGAGCAGCTCTGGCAGCAGTTCTTTTTGTCAGTCTCTTACCGCTTCCACTAACTCTAGCCTTAGTATTAGCCTTAGTATTACTCTTCTTTTTGTCTTTTTTATATGTAGCCATAGCTATCCCCTTTATACCACGCTCTTCCTTGGTGGGTTTGTTTTATAGGTGTGGGCTGCTGGGAGATTCCCCGTCAAGCCATATTTGTGGGCAAGATAGCCCTCGATTTCTTCTTGATATACAGCGATGTTGCCAGTACTTACGGCTCCTTCGTCTGATATAACAACCATTTCATATATAACGCCTTCGAAGTTACCTGAGGCACCGCTGCCATCTCCTAAATGACCAGAGATACTTGAAACATTAAACAAATCTGCACTACCTTCAAAAGCTAGGGTACCATTAACATATAGTATAGGCTTATTGGCCTTACGACCAAAAGTTAATATAAGATCATCATCAAAACTATAAGCAGAAGTTTTGGAGGTAGCGTTACTATCAAGATACATTGTAAGTGTCGTAGCAGAACTAGTACAATCTTTAGTTAAAGCCCATGTTGTTATATTTTTTGTAGTAACTATAAGGGTTTCCGAGTTATCATCTGGACCAATATTTACTACCATATAATGTAGGAAGTCACCAGTCCCATGATTCAAAGTATCTGTTGTATCGTCCACCATCTTGTCGGTAAAACCATCAAAGACCAGCCCATCAAACCCATTTAGTGGGGTTCCTAAGGTTGGCATATTGCCGAGAGCTGTCTGTGACCAATTGTTTTCTTCAGGAGAACGATCAGTAGCTTCAATAATCTTAGTGGGGTTGTTTGTCTCTGGTCTAAAGTATTCTGGAGATATCCAATTGATAAGCCTAGACTCAACATCTGGAGTCCAGATAGGACCAAGACGTATGTTCCAGTTTGTATCAAAGTCTTCTGGAAGAACATATCCCCTATTCTCTAGAATTTCGTTTCTTAATGATAATATATAATCTCTTGTTCCCCGACCTAAGTTCTCTGTCTGATTAGCAACACAAGTACTGCTGTTAGTAGTACCTACTATATCTAAAGTACGGAGAGGAGTATTAATATTCATAGATTAAACCCAAGCAAAGAAGAATTTAGTTGTAAAATCAGTTCCGACAGAAGAAACAACAGTAGCATCATTATAAGCTAATCTAAAATTAGGAGCGTATACTCCCGATAGATCTGCAAGATAGCTTGTGACCCCAGTACTAGCAGCAACTGAAGCGTCAAGAACAGAAACAGTAACCCAATCTGTACCGTTATGAGATGCTTGTATTTCAAGGGAAGCACTAGCAACATCAGGTACTACCTGAATATCCATACCCATGAGAAGCTTTTTGTTTTCAATGGAATCCGTAGAAGGTACAATAGTAGCACTGACACATTTATCAGTTGCGTTTGCCATGGTAGCGGTTGTGGGTGATGTTTTTACAGTATAGCCATTGACTGTTGCAGAAACAAAAGCTCCTGCTGTTGTTGTAGCCATAGTTCACCTCCTATTTATGTGAGAAAAAGAATTGCGATGTTCCAGAAGTTCCAATATCAACGCCACCGCTATTCAGTAACATTCTAAAATATGGAGCAACTATCCTTGTTGTATCTGGGTAGTATTTAAATACTCCAACGGTACCATCTAACTCGCTGTCAAGTGTAACAGCGGTTACCCAACTAGCTTTATCATGAGAGACCTGTAACACAAGGTCTGGACCACCGCCGCCAGTAAAGTTTGTCTTCGACATACCAGCAGTTCCGGTGTCTGTCAGAGTAACTGTGGTATTACCAGCTACACCACCTGTAGCCTGAGTAACAGTTACCACAGCCCCATCTACCGTAGCAGTAAACCTAGTTCCTGCCGGACCCGATGAGGTGTTGATTACATTCATCAAATTAGTAGCTGTGGCATCGTTGGAAGTTGTGGATTCCCACGTTCCCGCCACTGAACTTTGGTCACCATTAACAAAATCGTAGTTGGTACCATCAGTAGCAATTAGGTTTATCTTATCAGTACTATTAAGTTCGGTAAAAGCTGTAATTGTTATAGTACAGGTTGCAGTAGTATTATACTCCGTAGCCACAATAACACCCATAACAAGATCGGCGGCCTTGTTAGCAAGGTTATCAGTATTTGTATCTATAGCAATACTAGCAAGGGAATCGGTACCGCTAGCTAAGGTAGGACTAACTGCTGTTGTTCTAGAAGTATACCCACCAATAGTAGATGAAGAAAAAGCTTCTGCTGTTAGAGTAGCCATTAGATTACCCCCTGCTGCATAGCTTGCTGTATACCTTGACCGCCAGTAGCTTCCATATCCTGCATAGCAGCTTGTAATCCACCTTCAGTTACAGCTTGGTTAACCATTGTTGTCCTATCAGCAGATCCTTGAATCTGAGCCTGAGCTTGGGCTATTTCCATTTGCTCTTGTTTAACATCCTCTTCTGTTTTAATCCACTGTTGGGCATTAAAGCCGAGAGAACTGATAAGAGCTCTACCATATTCATCCCATCGGAACATTGCAGCAGCAGCTTCCGGTAGGTTTCTAACCATCTCACCCATTTGCATAAGCTTCTGTAGATCACTATCTCTACTAAGTGCCTGAAGACCAGTGACAATAGAAACACCTAACATCCCCTCTTCAGTAAACATATCCTGAAGTCTTTCATCTATCTCACTGTTGGTAGTCATAAGAAATACAGTTCGTCTTACAATAGGCTCCATCAAATCTCTAGCAATAGCCGAAAATGCTCCGCCAAGAACGTGTTCAAGTTCTTGACCAATCATTCTAACAGCAGTAGCTGTAACCCTTTCACCTTGGGGTATGCTAGCGGAGTCTAATAAGAAAGCTCTTCCTATTTCCTTACGTAATATATCTACACCGGTTTGTGTTGCACCAATCTGGGGGTTCATGGTTTGTGCAGGTGAGATTGTAAAGACTTCGTTAGGTCTTGAAGCAACAAAAGACCCAGAAGGAGATCCAGCAAGATCATCTATCTCAGTAATACCCGTTGGGTCAACACCCTGCCAAAACAGTGAAGCAGCAGAGATACCATTAATCAACCCCTCAGTAAATCCTTCAAGGGTTTTGATATCACCAATTAGATCCTCGCAATGTGATCGACCATAGTTCTCTCCGGGTACACCGACCCACCTAAGCATTATAAAGGGGGGTGTAGTATATTCACCACCACCTTGGAGAGCATTACCATCAGCATCTTGTCTTGTTATTGTCCAGACACCATCCTTAACAACAATTCTCATGTATACTTCTTTGTATCCCTGTCTATTATCCATTCCCTCTGAAGAAGACATTAAATAATCGTCACTATTCATAGCCTCAGGAAGCGACTCATATTCAACCATAATACATTCTTCTACTTCACCATAAACATCTCTACGACATACATATCTATCTAATCTTACAACCCTAAAGTTCATATCATCATCCATAATAATACAAACATCACCAATAACAATAAGATGTTGTAGTGCTTGGTAAATAGTTTCTCTTAAGTTACCAGCCGATAACTTAGTATAAACTTGTTGTGAAAGATTAGATAGATAGACCTGTACCTCTACCTCAGGTTCAATACCAGAACCCATCTCGAATTTAAAGAAAGGCATATCATTTAACGGCAACAATGCACTAAGCATTCGACTAGCCATAGCTGTAACACCTCGTGCAGGAATAGAACTAAATGGTTGGGGTAGTTGGCTTTGCTCTGTCCACCCTTGTGGTGGTAATAGAGATGGAATAGTAAGCGATGCACAATAACGAGATCTTTCTAGTTTAGACCACCGTAAACTATCAAGAATTTTGAATCGTTTTGCGATATCGACCATTAGTTATTCCCCTTATTCAGGTCTTGTTTCCTCTGTTGTTTCCTCTTCCTCTTCACTTTCAGTAATGAAATCAGTACCAAAAGCAAGCGAGGCAAACATATCAGCAACAGATGTATCAACATCTTTAGGTTCTTCAATACTTTCCGAAACATCAGCACCCATTTTTTCAAGTCTTTCTAGTTCAGATATTCTAGCTTCTTCTTCTTGTTGCTGCATCATTCTTTGAGCATCTTCTCGTGCTGCTCTTTGTGCTTCTTGTTCGGCCAAGAACTCTCTTTGTGCTAAATCTCTTTCAGCAGATAACTCTGCCTCCTTCTCTAAGAGACTCCTTTGATCTGCTGCAGATAAACCTTGAGGTATCTCTCCACTCGGCCCGCCCCCAAAGAATAAAGGATGGTTTCTAATCATGAGGGTCTCCCTTCTAATCTCCTAGCACCCCTACGTGATCTACGCCTCCAAGAACTTGCTTGCATACCGGGCGATCTACCTTCAGGAGAAATACCTACATCACCACCAGCTTCAACACCGGGTCGCACACCAAGATTAGCTTCTTCCTTTGCAAACATACTCAGCTTCTCTTGATAACCTTTATCTGTAACCATAGTCCTTGCTTTCATTGTCCGCACCTTCTCCTTGTGTTCTTGCCTCATCTTTGCCGCTTCCTCAGCCATATGTTTCTTGAATCCGCGTATCTGCCTTCGGATATCAGCCTTGGCTTGCTTAGCTGCAGCTCTAGCCTTAGCAATAGCTTCCCACTTAGCCTTTCTTATTTTACTACTATGCCCAAACTGTGGGTTGCCTGTCTCTTTGTTGATATTATTATTCTTATGGCCTACAGTATATTGAGTAAGGTCAAGACCAGCTCCTTCGAACATAACATCAATCTTCTTCTTAGACAAAGGCTCACTAATAATATCTAAAGGAATAACAATTTCACCGGGAGTTAAATGACCTAGAATAACATCGCCACCTGCACTAGCTGATTCTACTGAGGAGGGTTGACCCTTTGTTGGGGGCGGGGGTACTGGAGGTTGTTGTTCTCCTCCACCCATCATTCCCATCATTCCCTGCATCATAGCTTGTTCAGGATTGATACTAGGCATTACTTACTCCTTTTTTCTGAAGTTCGATAATATGTTCTATCGTGTAGATTACTTCTCGTTGACCGGCTCTAAAGATTGCTTCTCTAATAAACTCATCAGAGTCTTTCTCTAGATTATATTCAAGAGGCGGGTACTTTTTTCTTAGAAACTTTGCTAGGTCTACGTCCAGTAGACTTAGGTTCTTCCATTCCTGTTTCATTTGTATTACCTTTCTCTAAAGCCAAGAGTCTTTGATCAATGTCTTTAATAACTATAACCAATTCAGCTGGCAGTACTTGAGCGTTCATACGCATCTTACGATAAACTGTGGCTTTATTATGCAACATACTCATATTAGTTCTCCACTAAATCCACAACCTCACACGTACCACCGCTACACGCAAGTGTATGTGTGTTGGTTGTTGTATCTTCAAGTTCATAGAACGATAGATTCTCCCAGTTAATATTAGCTGGGGTTTGTTCCACCATTTCTAAATAATGTTCTTTACTTATAGCCTCGAATGGGGCTTGTTCATATACATGATCTGTTTGGGGTAAGAAAGATATACCAGAAACCCATTCCCAATTAGCATATATCCATTGACCTACTGAAAGAAAACTATTGTCTGTATAGTTTACTGTAACCGATGGTTTATGATCACACCAATATTTTTGATAAGTAAGCCACAACTCTAAATGATCAAGCGGATTATAGTGGGTATATGTTGTAGCTTCATTAGGTGACTTTACCGGGAAAGAGAAGATAGTAGTTGTGTCTCCTCTAGTAACACAAGATTCGTGGACAACACCTCGGTCCTTCATAAAGGCACACAAGGGGTTGTCTGTGTCTATCCTGACTCGCCTAATATAATACTCAGAGAATCTAGGATGGATTCCTGATGATGTATTAGCAACACACGAAGTAGTTCCGCTTGGTTTACAACAAGTGATAGACTTAGACTTCTCAATCCCTATAATCTCTGCCCACTTTTCGTTTGTTAAATGTGCTTCTTCTTTAAGCTTTGTTAATAGATCTTTCAGTGTCTCGTTGTTTGATGAGGTTAGCAAACTATCATATATACCCGTAAAGGAGACACCTAATAATCTTTCATCTTCACAGTTATTTTTCCACTCATGATCTAAGTAAGTAAACTTAGTGCACGCCGATTGGATTGTACCGAGAATAGTAGCCATCCTAACCTTACGTCTAAGAGTAGCCTCA